TATAGGGTTTGCAGAACCTCCCATGCTCGTCCCTGTCTTTCGTGAACAAGCGATCTGACAACATGCTACACACATCTGAGAATGTTTCTTCTCCAACAAATTCAACATGACCGGGGTTATAGAATCTGCCACCTCGGCAAACATGAAATGATAATACCATTGTTCTTTTTGTTTCCATATATAAGTAATTTTTATTTATAATCATCTGGCCCATACAGGGGTATAACAATCTTCAAGATTTATGTTATTCTCGATCGCCGCACAGGCAAGTATCCATGCTTGCTTACTCGACATGTTGGCAATCTTGAAACTCGGATAGGTGCATTTTTCATCAATCGTCTTTGCCACATTGGAGGCAAAAACATTCAGGTTGATTATCCGGGACAAGAACCGATAGAACGGATTGAAGTGCATCTCATACGAATTGTTATTATTCCATCTTTCATAACTAGCAATCTGTTGAAGTCTGTTGGATAATTCCTGAGCTTCTTTGTATTGTTCTGTACCTTTCTGTAACATGGCTTTATCTTTTTATGTTATCGTTTCCTTTTTGATTACACTACAAAGATATGTCTTTTTATTGTATATACAAAAAAACGAAATAAAAATAGCGCCACAATTAACAATATTTTACAATGTACTACGCCTTCGGCAGACAGGCACAAAAAAAGCACCGAAAAAACATATTTCTTCGGTGCTTTTTATTGCTCATTCTTTTGGCTATCTCACCAAAAATCACTAACTTTAAACAAATATATCATATTTGGTTTTAATGCTATTTTAATACCGTTAAAACAACGTTATATTATACAGCTGGAATCGTGGGCGTGGCACGCTTATATAGCATTATATCCGTATACGTGGCGTTGTAGTTTATGTGTGCGTTAAACTCAGATTTCATGCAACCTTTAAATGGATTGCCGAGGCTTTGGTTCTTTCCGATCCACTCGCATAGTTCGAGTATGGAGGATTTATTGGAGGTAAAATAGATGAAGGAATGACCGGTAAGAACCGTCAGCACGTCAAGGTAGTCGGAGAGTTTCCAGTACATCGTATAGGTGCCCACTTCGGTGGAGAGATAAGGCGGGTCGACCAGAAACACCGCACCGGGCGTATCCTTGTACTCATTGAACACCTCCCGATAATCCCGAGAGGTGCTTTCCAGCCCTTCCAAATAATCGGGACATTCCGGATAATCGTTTTTGCGGATATTGTTATAGAGGGTGTCTTTCCGCATCTCAGAGACGCTCAGCTTATACTTCATCGAAAACATAATCGAGGCAGAGAGCGTGATGAAATCCACGTACCCGTTTTCGCGCTCCTCCCGCTGAATGCGGTCGAATATGCGCTCCCGAATGTCTCCGGTGATCGCCTTGTGCCGAGGAACGGTATTGCCCACGATTTCCCGAATATCGGCGATCAATCGATTGGTATGCGGTATGTTTTCGAGTCGACGGCGGTAGTTGTCGAAATCGTTGTACACCACAGTGGCATTCGGCTTGCACCGCTTGGCGATATGGGAGAGCAGGCCGGAGCCTCCGAACAGGTCGACGAATGTGGCGTCGTCGGGAAACTGTTTTAGAACTTTTATAAACTCGCGCACGAACATGCGCTTCTGCCCTACGAATGGGAGCGGGGCCGATAAATACATTTTCTTTTTCATACGTTTAACTCGAATTTGACATTTTCGTTGCCGGCGAGCAAATCCCGTGTACGGGCGATGTTATTGTCGTAGATGTGCACGTTGCCGAGGTTGAGGGTGACAGATTGCAGGGGCAAATCGATTTGCCGGGACATCAGGTACAGGTGGTATATGTCGGCCGGAAGTCCGAGGTTGGCGTCGGAACTGCGCTGGTAGGCTGACAGCACCAGCTCGCCGCCGTCGATTTGAAATTGTACGAGGCTGAGGCACGGTGCTTGATTGGTTTCTGCGTCGGTGGATCCGAGAAACAGCACATAGTTTTTGCTGCTGCGCTTTTCCCGATTTATTTTGGCGATGAGTGGCGGCAGCTTCTCGAAGTAGGAGGGGTAACTGTTCACCAGCGTATGGCCGCAGTAATCCCACCAGCTGATGCCCGCCTCCCGGTATTTCTCCACACTACGCTCACCGTTCATAAAGAGCCGCAGTTCGTCCCTGAGTTTGCGCCGGGCGATATTATGCCCCTCGAAGATGTCAAGCAGGTCGGACGGAGTCAGCGAGAGCGACTCGTTAAGCAGGTAGCGGCTCGTGCCTTTCCTGCCGGTTTGTGTCTTGCCGTCGACGAGGATTCTGTCCAATAACCGATAATATTTGTTCATGGCGTGTCATTTGTTGCCGGCAAAGGTATCGTGCACACGAGCTTATTTCATTCCGGGGCGATCTCATTCCTCTGCAAGGAGATTGCAGTCGGCTTTGAATCGTCGGATAAGGTCATATACCGTGCGCTCGCATACACCGTATTTCTCGGCCAGCACAGCCACGATATAGGAGGTTTTCTCACCATCGGCCAGCAGCCGATGGTAGTCGTTGTATAACTCAATGTAGCGCACATCGTCCATGCGGATACCCACGGCGCGACAAATATTTAGAAGTTCCCTATTCAATTTCAGTATCTCAATTACTTTCATTCTTCAAAAAAATAGTACTTTTGCAATATCTCACTTACATGCACAAAAAAACAGTGTCGCGAACGAGGATACAAGCCCCCGGTCGTGCGGCACTGCGTACTTGTGTTAATATGTAGGTGAGATGACTATTGACAGGCCGGGGGCTTTTTATTCCCCCTCCTCTTTCTTGACTTTCCGTGCTTTATTCCTACATATCCATATTAGTATCCTTTTTCTCGTTAAACTTCTGTTCCAGTTCTCTCGCCTCCGCCTCGGGGAGTTCCTCCCAATTTGTCAGGTCGGTTCCGTCCGGAGCACTCACCCGGTCGGTAACAGAAAGGGAGCCTTCTTTTCGGGACACCAACAGATATCCCTCTTTCGCTTTTTTCGTTTGCATGTATCTCTCTATTTGCTTTACCCTACGATTATCCAGTTTTTATCCGTGGCGATCTGCCGTTCTTCCTCCGCCAGTTCCTCCGCACCGGGATTCCCGGTAATGTCGATCTGGCGGGTCGTCCCTCCCGAGAAGTCAGGCAGTAGCTCGAACAGTTCCACCAGTCCTTTCCGCTCGAAGCAGCAATACTTGATATTGATATGATTCGCATCGCCTTTTTGGTCGAACGGGCTGTCCGGGTGAAACACCAGCCGGCTTATCGGTACCCTGCGACGGGTATCCGTGCCGGGAAAGCTGACTCTCCGCATCTTCGCATACGGGAAATTCACCTCTGTCTGGCGTAACGAATAACAATATGAGAATATATCCCAGCAGTCCACATTCTCCACATTCTTGCCCAAGTCTCCCGGGAAGTTCTCCACTTCTTCCAACAGGGTACAGCTATTAGCGAATCGGATTATGTTTTTACAGTTCGCCAGACTGTCGCCTGCGTAAAACTCTATCCGCCGGATATTCGAATTCGAAATAAAATCGGTCATTTGAGTACATCTGTCGTACATTTTCGGCATGTGCAACACTTCCAAGAACTTCGTGTTGTTCGCTATGTTGTAGATACCGGCACGGTTCGGATTCGAATTGTAATTCGTACTGCTCAACTCGCAAGTGCTGAAATCCAACTCTTCCCGGTCGATTCTCGAATTGCCCAGATACGAGACATTGGCAAAATACCGACAATGTTCAATTCGAAACGGGAAATCGAAATACGAAGCCGGGACAGGGCTTCCGATCAGATATTCCACTCTCGCCTTCTCGTTGTACCTCACCTTTTTGACCGAGTAAATCAAGCCGAAACTTACCGGCTTCCACACTTCGTCGCCCTTCACCCGCACATATTCGAGTAGCGGATGGATATACTCCTCCGATACGGTCACTTGGAATTTCAAACCTTCCCCTATGCAAAGTGCGGCGATCCCGTTTCGCCCGTCGATGTCCAATGTATTGTAGCTGTTGTTCCCGTATCGGGAAAATGTGAGTCCGCCATATATACCGGAACTTTTATCTTCCGCCGCGATGTCCACTAACCAGAATTCCCGGCCCCGGCTGTCCGGACGACCTGTTCCCCGAACGAACTTGTGGTGCGAGGCTCTTGCATACCGGTTCAAAATCTCTTCGCTCTCGCCGTCCCCCCAGTCCACTTTTCCCTCCACATAGGTTTGGGAAAAACAGATATCGTAATCTCCTTCGTCAAAGCTGTAACAGACAGCCCAGATATGTCCTACCGGGCAAGATTCCAAATCCGGCCACAAAGGGTCAGGGTGATACGCCGGCATCCGCTCTATGCGCACCTCCACCGGCACGCTTATCGTCTCTTTTACCGTAACAGTGTCCGGCACGACGATCTGCTCTTTTACAGCGACGGCCTCCGATACAATTATCCGCTCTTTCACCATCACGTAATCGCACTTCTCCATACCTCACACAATTTTAATGTTCGTCTCGTCCTCACCGCCATACTCCCAGACTCCGCTCGCGAAATCGGAGTCGGTACGGCAATAATGCCTTTCTACGGTAAGGATTCCCTTGCGGAAAGTGTTCGGCTCGAATACGGCTATCAGCTCGCCGTCTCGAAGGACACAATTCACCCGCTTGTCACCCTCCTGCGAGACTTCGCACGCCCGGCCGTATTGATCCCGATAGATGAAGCGGAATTTCAGTCCCTCCACATCGATGGGGGCACCATTCATATCTGAAAACTCCAAACCGGCCTTAATACCTTCCCATGAGTATTTCTCTTCGTACTTTTTGTCACTCATCGCTGCCATCGGATAATGTGTTGAACATTTTTTCCACCAGAGCTTTCGTTTCCTCGACCGTGGAGGTCATGGAATAGACATTCATGTTAAAGCTGCCTTGCCCGACAGTGACATGGCCTTTTTCCACTCCATTCTCCACAATTCGGTAATTGACCGCTTGCAGGTTATCTACCGTTTCCTGTCCGTCGAATTGACGGCTGATGTTCTCGCTGATTTTT